GACTTGTAATAGGTTGATTACTGGTGCCGATTGGGCATTGGCTGGTGCTGACGCTATTATAGAACCTATGATAAACGGTGTTTGGTATTATGTATTAGATAGAACTTGGAGTAAATATGGCAAATAAAACAGAAATCTTAAATGAAATTAAAGCATTAGAAAATACAAATAAGTATTTTAAAAAAATATTTGAACCACAAGATTGTGGTTGGATGAATACTACAATAGACGGTAATAAATTTAGAATTAAGGTATTAAAAGATGAACTCAAAGGTAAAAAATCAAAACATTGGAGTAATTACATATGAGTTTAAAACTCGTAAAGTATAAAAAAGAACAATGGCAAGAAGTGGCTGATTGTATTAGAAGTGACCAAGTACCAGCTTTTGAAATACAATTAATATTAGATACAAATCCAGAATTTGCTAAATGGTACAAGAAAAAATATTTAAAGAATGATACTCGTAGACCTTAATCAAGTTTTAATATCAAACCTTATGGCTCAGGTGAGAGGTAAGGGTGATGTAAAACCAAATAAAGAAATGATAAGGCATATGGTGTTAAACTCATTAAGAGGTTTTAATGTAAAGTTTAAGGAAGAATATGGTACAATGGTACTATGCTCAGACGCAGGTGATCCGTGGCGTAGAGATTTCTTTCCTCATTATAAACATAGTAGAAAACAGGCCAGATTAGATGGACCTTTTGATTGGGACAATATCTTTAATATCATAACAGAAATTAAACACGAGATTGCCAAAAGTTTTCCTTACATTGTAATGTATGTTGAGAACGCTGAAGCAGATGATATAATAGCTACACTTGTAAAATTAAGAGAAGATGACAAGTATTTAATTGTGTCGGGTGATAAAGACTTTATACAATTACAACACTATGGTGATGTATACCAATGGTCACCATTTTTAAAGGCCTATATTGGTGAACAAGAAGACCCTATTAAATTTTTAAGAGAACAAATTATTAAAGGTGACAGATCAGATGGTGTACCAAATATATTAAGTGATGATGATGTGTTTGTAAAAGGTGAAAGACAAAAACCAATTACTAAACAAAAGTTGGAAGAGTGGTCAAATGTAGAAAACATACCATTAGGGTCAGAAACCAAAAAGAACTTTAATAGAAATAAGAAGTTAATTGATCTATCTCAAATACCACTAACGATAGAAAATAACATTATAAATACATTTAGAAGCTATAAAGTACCAGACAGGTCGCTACTGTTGCCTTACTTTATAGAAAATAAATTGAAGTCAATGATTGAGAATATTAGTGATTTCTGATAACATATATATGGAGTAAATTATGGCAGAGCCAACACAAAACCCAAACTTAATTAGTAGAAAAGCTATGTCAGCTATGTCAGCCACATCAGGTGCTGCTGGAGAAACTGTACACGAGATTTTTACTAAAATTAATAACGCCAAAGATAAGCCTAAAAAGATAGAAGTTTTAAAAAGGTATGATAAACCTTATATAAGACAAATATTAAAGGCTGCTTTTGACCCTAAAATTAAGTGGATCTTACCAGAAGGAACACCGCCTTATATAGCTAATGAGGCACCTATTGGTACTGAACACACTTTATTAAAGAACGAAACAAGAAGATTGTATTTGTTTATAGAGGGTGGCGACAATACAATTAGTAAAACAAGAAAAGAAACCTTGTTTATACAGATGTTAGAAGGCCTACATCAAAGTGAGGCCGAGGTACTAATAAATGTAAAAGACAAAAAACTAAACAAGGTCTATAAAGGTCTAACAGCTGAAATGGTAAGAGAAACCTTTGGTTGGAATGAGAACTTTATGCTAGAATCAAAGTAAATACCTCAAAAACTAGAGGGTAGGTTGTATTCTACCCTCTAAAAACCCTTATTTTCCAACGCTTTTTAACGCTTGACATTATCAGCATAATGTAGTATCCTAAATAATATAAGGAGATATATTATGAAAAAATACTTGATAACAATAGCGATAATACTTACAACATTGTGGTTTAGCTTAACCGCTCTAATGAACTCGGTGATGGCTAATGAATATAACAAGGCCGTTATAGGTCACGTTATACAATCAAAAGTCAATGGTACCAATGTTGATGTTTCCAAATTGATGGAACAGGAACTTGAAAAAGTTGCTCATCAATTTGCTTTAGAATCAATTACTATTATACAACAATACTTACCTACTATTTTAGATGGTGTATTGGCTGAAATGAGATTAAAAGCAGATAAAGAATACAAATGTGCTTTATTGAAAGGTAGTAAAATTGAAGACGATTGTAAAAATTAACGAAATACTTGATTTGATTTATACATTTATACCACAAGAAATTTTTATTATAATAATGGCAGGCATATTATATTTAATATACGATTTTTTAAAAAGTAAGGGAGAAAAATGGATAAGTCAAGGATCAAAACGAAATTGAAAAGGGAATTGTCCTCTCGTAAGAAGTATAAAACAACTTACAAGGACATAAAGTATTATTTTAATATGATTAATAGAGTTGTATTTAAAAATAAACTTTCACCTTTTAATGATGTAAAGATTAAAAAGATTTATAAAGATGAAAGTAAAAAGTTTTGTTATGGACAAGTTACAATTCATTATTGGAAAAGAAAAGGCACAGTACAATATCATTTAGAAATGTTGCCTGAATATCATAACAAAAAAGAATTTGTGGACACTTTGGGACACGAAATGGTACACCTATACCAAATGGCTAATGTAGGTGATACTGGTAACCACAATAAACTGTTTTACAGTTTTAGACCGAAGTTAAATGAAATTGGCCTTGATTTATAACTATGGAGAGAAGTGATGGCAAGAAAACAAGTAAAAGAACTAGACCCTTATTTAAAGGCTAGAATAGGTGAAGCTTACATACAAATTAGAGAGTTAGCTAAACCAAGTAATAAACCAGGTACACAAAAAGTTTATTATGAGGGTAATTGGATAAGAGATATCCACAATAACTATACAGATAAACAAGCACAAAAAATATTTGATAATGTCGCTCAATATAAAGACAGATTAGATTTTTTTCAAGTTAAATTAAATTACACTTACGAAGATAAAGACGAGAGTCCTATTCAAGCCTATGAGTACATAGCGAGGGTTAAGTGTTAAGAAAAAATAAAATATTAAGAATTGTTTCCATATGTATGGTTGTTTTATTAACAACTTATATAACAGGAACTTTCTTTCCCAATCCTTATACAAAACACTTAATTAAAAAAGACATAGAATCTTATTATACTAAGTGGGCAAATGATTTAGGTTTACAAGAGCCTGCCTTTGAGTATAATAATGATGTACAATTTGTACAGGCGGTTCGTAAATGTGTAGATTGGGTAAACTTTGAAACACCAAGAACTGAAAGAGTGCCTACAGAAATGATTGTGGCACAGGCCGCTTTAGAATCAGGTTGGGGTACAAGTCGTTTTGCTGTTGAAGGCAACAATCTATTTGGTATTAGAACTTATGATAAAGATGTACCACATCTATTATTAGAAGGCCGTACAAAGTGGAAAGGTTGGGGTGTTAGAAAGTTTAATACTAAATGTCAAAGTGTACAATTTTTTGTAGAACTATTAAACAATCACCCAGCATATGAAGAATTTAGAGAAGTAAGAACTAAGATGTTAGTTTTAGGACAACAACTTGACGCCAAAGTTTTAATTAAAACATTAAAGGCATATTCAACCACAAAAGATTATGCTGAACGAGTAAATTGGATTGTAGATACAATTAGAGAACAAGAAGAAAAGGTTGCTGAAGTACAAATAGAAATAAAACCAGATTCAAAAACAAACACAGTTGCTCCAAAAGAGAAACCTAAACAACTATAGACATAAATATTATCACTATGTTTTTAACTATCCTTACTTTTTTATCAGCCCTTAGTATATCAATTATAGCAGCTGGTTATTCTATTATAGGTCTAGCAACATTATTTGCTGGAGCTGCTGTACCTATTATTGCTATGGGATCTGCTTTAGAAATAGGAAAACTTGTAGCAGCCAGTTGGTTATATCAAAATTGGCGAAGTGATGTACCAAAACTTTTAAAGGCATACTTATTTGCTGCTATTATTGTTTTAATTTTTATAACATCAATGGGTATTTTTGGTTTCTTATCAAAGGCACACCTTGACCAAGTACAACCAACAAGTGGTAATACTATTAAAATTAAAACAATAGATAATCAAATTACTAGACAACAAAACATTATTGATAGGTCAGAAAAAACTTTAGTACAATTAGATAAGTCTATTGAAGTTTTTTTAAATAATGACTTTGCTACTAGAGGTTTAAAAGAACGTAAGAAACAAGAAGAAGAACGAAACGAATTAAATACAGCAATTAAAAATGCTAGTGATGAGATTGCTAAACTATCCACAGAAAAGGCCAATCTACAATTAGCACAAGATAAGATAGAGGCCGAAGTAGGACCTATTAAATATGTTGCTGAACTGATATATGGTAATGACGCTCAAAGTCATTTTGATGAAGCGGTTAGAATTGTTATATTAATTCTTATCTTTGTATTTGACCCTTTAGCGGTATTACTTCTAATAGCGGCCAATATATCTTTAAGACAATGGCGTATGAAGAAGTTATTAGTTAAAGAAAACCATAATGAAGATTTAAGAAAAAAGATAGAACAATTAGAGAAAAGAAACAAGAAATTAAA